TAACTTGTAGCCCAGATAGCTTATTCCGTAGTATAAGATCTATATATCCGCAATAGTAATCCTGGGTTTCCTGATCTAGGATGATCTTAAAGGAAATCTCTGCTGCTGGTTTACCATTGTGGTAGGCTATCTCCCAGAAGGAATGATCCCATTGATCAGCAAAGGCTTGCAACCCTGCTACTAGCCCAGTAGCATTCTTAGCTGCTGTTTCGTTAGCATAGTTATAGCTCTTGATCGTCTCCCATATAGCCTGCTCCAGATTCTGGGTTATTATATAGGTTTGGATACCTATGCCAAAAGCAGACCCATAGTCTAGATGGGTATTATTTTTTCTTGTATCAAAAGTTATATCTTGGTTTTGGATATTCTGTAATTTTAGCAGCTGGAATTTTCTCTCACAGCTATTGATCATAAGTAGTGTGGAATAGGATAACCTTAGGGGTTTCCTATCTAGGGTGGGGTATAGCTCTGACCAGTGGACAAGCTGGATGTCATCTGTATGACGGTCATCTAACCATGCTCCATCTAGAGATAGTAGATCAGTTGTAGGGCGAGTCATTTAATCATCCTCTCTTTATACCCGCCTGTATATGTATTATAGGCAAGATAGGTACCTAGATCAGGGACAAGAACCATATACTTAGTATCAAAATACTTTAACCTATATGTGGTATTTCCTATAATCACTATGTCTCCTGATCTAGTTAGAAGCATAGAATATTCTTTTTCTACATCTGCCAACTTGAGCATTAATAATTTTTTATTAAATATAGGATGATTATCTAGGCGTATAGTACCAAATGGTGTTTTTATGTGAATTTCATAAAACCCATTACTAGTATGGCTGTTGTCCATGGCTAGAAGTCCACTGCGTTAAGATCAACTGAGGTATCCTTAGCTATCTTAGCCAGGGTGCTTGCAGCTTTCTTCTTAGCTGTCTTTTTCTTCCCCTGTACAATCTGCTGTACCTCTGTATCCGCTAGCATTGTATAGCTACGGACTATCAGTTTTACATCCTTTGGCTCTAGCTCTAAGATAGAACCCTCATTATCTGATAAGCATTGCATAACATCTTTCAGGCCAGCTTTTAGTCTTGGAATTGGTAAGCCCTCAGCAGCCAGCAATGCTTCAATCTCTGATAACTTATCTGTTATAGAGTCATGGCTTGGCATAGAAGATTCAGCTGAATCTAGAAGCACATCATCTATGGTAGGAGCCGTAGGTTTAACTGGAACTTTAGCAGCTATTTGCTTAGCTGTAACCTTCTTGCTAGGGTTGATCTTAACAGCTATCTTTGCTGGCAGCGCTACGGTTATTGGTTTCATAGTATCTCCACTTCCATTCTTGGTTTAGCTCTGGATCTTTTCATCCCAATAGACATTATCCACTTGCCTCTATCTTTACCTTCTTCCTGAATCTCTGTTATCTCATAGTCAAAGGTAAACTTTCCTAACACGCCTGCTAGTTCTGTATCCTTTCTTAGGATTCTGTTCTTATAGGTGGATAGGTTTCTTTTAAGCTGTGAGCAGGCTTCATAGGTTTGCACCTTCAGGATAAGTTTATCCTCTGCTTGCAGAAAGGCTTCCCATAGATCAGGGATTGTTACATTGGTTGCCATTACTGTTCTCCGGTTATTGTGGTGTCTAGGCATTGATATACCCATTGCATAAGAACTCTTCTAGCCTGTCCCTCTTGCTCCCCTGCTAGCTGACTGCAAAGCAGATGCCAGGTGTAGCTAGCTCCAAAGGTGCCACAAGAGCTGCATCCAAGCTGTAGCTCATAGCTTTCCCCAAATCCTGTTGGTTGCAAACAATGAAGGCATAGTTCCCTGTAGGGTTTGGATATGGCCATGATTGAGGCAGAGATAGCAGGGACAGATAGCACTGCTCCATTTGGAATAGCTAGATCCTCTCTTATCCTGCTACAGGTTTCCCATGATACCACCTCCTTCTTAGCTGGGAGGATAATAGCCAGGGTTAAGAATCGCAGCTTAGGGGTTAGCATACCTTCCACCTTTGACTAGCCATTTGAAGTTTGTTCCTGGTGTGCGGAAGTTTAGATGAGCACAGCCTGCGGTTCCCTGCAAGATAATTGTAATGCGGTCTCCTTCATCATCTATAATATCGCATAGGATATTACTTGTGCCTCCAGTGATAACTTTGTATAGCTTGTTGGGGGTTAGCCCTTTAGGAACTATCATTCCTGCATACTTAGGAAAGAAAACTTCTCTTCCTTCTAATGTTTTTAAATCTATTAGCTTTGTCATAATGTTAGCTCCTCAGCTCCAGATAAGATATAGGGCCACAGCAGGGATAGATACATAAGTTACCCACGTCCATACAAGGATAGGGGCTTCCCCTACTGTCCCCGCAAGGTCTACATGATCAAATATAGTATTGCTTAGCCATACAAGAGCATAAAAGCAAGTAATATTTGTTAGTGCTATCTGCGCCCATAGTTCATTCATTGTTGTTGTCTCGTTCTCCAGTGAGGGCAGTATCTACTTTCGCGGGCTTAGATATATCCACTATCTGATCTAGATACCCGCCATTGAAATATTCAATCTTAGCAGCTAAGGTGTTCCCCTTTATCCTTTGGGTAGCTACTGCTTTATCCAGCACATGCTCTTGTGCCATTATATCAAGCCTATTCCTAGCTCTTGTCATAGCTGTATAGATAAGCTCTCGAAACAGCAATATAGCATTAGAGTCATGGAGAGCTACTATGACATTGGGCCACTCAGAACCCTGAGCTTTGTGTACAGAGAGAGCATAACCAAGGGTTAGGGATGCGAAGTCCCCAACAGAAGAACAGATATGATCAGCTCTGTCCTCGCCTTGTAGGAATCTTTTAGGACGGATGTACACTATATGGCTAGCAGAGCGTTTCTTTTCATCTTCGTTGTCAGAGGAGAGCATAGCATCTATATCCACAGCAGAGTAATCATACTCCATGAAATCCTCACCTGCTGCCTCTGTTTCTATCGCACCTCTATTCCCTATTATCCTTCCACTGTAATCCATATTGCGTGATGCTGTTCTAGGTAGCTTACCAGTGTACATAGAGTTAATCTCTATCTTGGTTACTATACCCTCTATCTTGTCCATAAAAACCCTATCCCCAACAGCAAGATACATAGTTATAAAACCTACTATTATCTCATACACTTCCCTATGTTCTTTTTGTGAGATAATAGTAGCTACAGCTTTAGCTAGGTTTTTAGCTGATACGGCGTTGTCATTATCTTTAAAGAAGGGAGAGAGGATCATATCTTCGTAGGGGTCAAACTCTCCAGCAGCTATCATCTTAGCTACAAGCCGGGAAAAACTAACTTCGAAGTTAGCAGTAGCTACTTTTATTTTCTGTTTCCCATGAAAGACTCTTACTCCTTGCCCCCCGTGATAATCTTGTTGTATCTTTTTGCCTTCCAAACAGCTTAGGGCTTGGCGAATAATAGGGTTATCTAGTGCTGTTCTATGAACCTTTGTTAACTCCGCTACTGGTATCTGCTGCAAAGCATAAGCTAAGATTGATTTTCCTATAACAGGCGGGAGCTGGTTTATATCCCCTAGTAGCAAGATTTGCACCCCATCGGGAAGCGCATCGAATAGCTGCTGCCAAAGAGATACAGGCCCAACCCCTAACATGGATGCTTCTTCTAACACTAGATGGGTGATAGCTAGTTTGTTATCCTTATCCTTCTTAGGATAGTCCCTTCTTTTTGTCACACCTTCATCATTTATTGTATATTCCACTACGTACTCTAGTAAAGTATGCACCGTAGTCACATTATAGCCAAACTTCTCAGCTATGGTAGGATGGGACATTAGTTTGTTTCTAATATTATCGGCAGCTTTATTAGTATAAGCCACTATTGCTATAGATGGAGCAAGCTCATATCTACCTTCGCCTTTTATCCTGTATTCTATCCAATCCCAGGTATGCCTTGATAGCCACAGCAAAGAGATAGCTTGCATCAAAGTAGATTTACCCGTGCCTGCTTTGCCTATGATAGAGAAGTCCACCCCTTGGATAGCTAATTTTAAGGCTGATATCTGGGAGGTATCCAGCTTGATTGGCTTTCCGCTAGCATCTACCAGCGACCCAAGCTCTGGATATGGGATCAAAGGAGGAAGGGAGGTCAGGGATACGGATATTGGCTTAGCCAGGGGCTTAGGCCTTGCCGGTATTGTTATTGTAGCTACAGGAGAGACCTGTAGCCGGATAGCAGGCACAATGAGCTTGCTCATATCCCCTTCCCCCAATCACATCCAAGCCCTGCATCTTTAAGCTCTCCAGTTAAATACCTTCTAATCAGCTTAAGGCTTTTATGCTCTACACTATCCTGAGATAACATATATTCTTCCTTACCTATAGACATCATTGTATCAATTATTTCTGTTACCCTAGCGCGGATAGCTGGTGTGACAGTTAGCCATTTAGGAGCACCAACATTATCATCCCATATCAAAAACGAGGCTGCTTTTCTAACACTGGTTAGCGCCAAGGTAGCACCACTGTCCGGGATAGCATTATGTAGTTTAGGAAGTAGCTTAGCTACCCTGTTGCTTACGCTCTTAATATCCATCTTAGCTACAGATAACCTTTCTTTCTTCTGCTTTAGGGTGTTGCGTGTCTTGATATAGGTTTCCATATCAGCTTTGGTCACATCTTGGCAAGCTATAGCCTTAAGAGTCTTGTAGATCCCTTGTGCATTTTGGGTTGCCGCAGTGGTGAGATTAACAGTTAGGGGTTGGGAGTTTAGATGTGCTCTGGTATTGCGGCATTGCCAATATAGCTCTATCAGACAGTTGGTAGGTATCTTTTGCAGCTCTTCGTTCACTTTGCCTCTGAGGTACTGAGGTTCCTGCTTAGGGTTAGCTATCAGCTCTGATTCTGTAAGCTGCAACAAGATCCCAGCGGCTATATAGCTTGTTGGGAGAGAATTAGATTTAGTCTCTATCATCTTGTATAGCCGTGCAGCGTTGGCAACTGTGTGGTGGGTGGCTGGCCACAGATCATTGTGTTTATAATCGTCCTGTATCGTACTGGATAGCCCAGTTATAGGACAAACTAGATAGTGTATAGTAGATGGCATAGTATCAGTATCCTCGGCAACGCCGATTAAACAGCAGCTAGTGTAGTTAGTTCTATCACCTTGTAGGTAGGCCGGTCTGTTATCTCCTTGTATTCCCAGATCTGGCCAGGAGTTAGCTGTTGGATCAGCTCCCCAATGTTGTGGATGAAACATACTTTATGGGATTGGGTACGGGCTATCCATCCATCTTTAGACTGCGTGTCGCGTAATATGCGTACTTGATTGGTTGCTGGCATTAGTAGTGCTCCAGAAGATCATAGTTCAGCTAGTAGATAGGGAATTGATTTCCCTGATTGAGTTGATTACAATATCACAGAAGGGGATTTTTGTCAAATCGGAGGCAAGTGCCTGATTTTCAAGGGTTTTTCTGTTACGGATGTCTCTGATCTTGCCGATCAACCAGATCCTTATTCCGTCTCTCTGATCTTATATTTTGTGTGTGCTGTAAGTGCCTGATTTGCCTCATAATCTTTGGGCTTGGATCATGCTGATCTAGCAAATCTACAGGATCTACAAAATCCGAGGTGGGGGTGTGTTGTCCCGCCTAAATCCCATCATTCCCGGTACTATCTATATCCGCCTATCCTCCATTACCAATATATCTCTAGTCGGTAGCTCTATCCTCTCATTTTAGCTAGTAGAGTATGCTCCTTGCGTATATTTGTTATGTGTTTGTGTCAAAATGACAAGTATATATAGGCTAATAGCTATACATGGATAGTCAGATAGATAGGTACTAACTGGATATAGGTTATAGCTAAGGGGTTAGTAGTGGAGTGTAGATAGTACGGGAAATATCACCATATTAGACGGGTCAACACACGGGGGCCTCCATATTTGTAGATCCTGTAGATCCTGTAGATCAAGGAGATCCTGGTACGAGGAATAGGAGGAAAAACAAGGGGTTAGCACATGATGGAAATTTGATATCAGAGAGACGGAATAAGGATAAGGTCAATCAGTGACATCAATGTCCGTTTTTCCCTTGAAAATCAGGCACTTGTGGGCGGTTCCGATTTGACACCAAAGACATATTTAGCGTTCCGGCCCAATCACGAGCAAATCAGCTATATATTAAAGGAGTAGGCCTTTAGCGGTTATCTCTGCTCTACTAGCTATAGGTAACTAAGATACATAGTGCTATAACTAAACGATCTATCTCTAGTGGTTGACAATGCAGCACTAGGGAGCGATACTATAGTTACACCAACAGAGAGGAGCAGAGATTATATAACAGATGCAGAGGAGGAAGTAATAGAATTCAGATGGTGAGAGAGATATTTCGCATCGGTAGAGGGCAATTTATCTGCTAACTATGAAAAATGGGAGGTAACATGAGCGACCACAGAGCAATAGCGCTAACACGCACCAGACTAGCAGCAGTCACAGAGCAGTTAGAAACTTGCAAGACCCTAGCCAGCTACTTCCACACACAGAAAGAGTTCAGCTCTTGGGCTAAGATGATGCAAAGGTGCAAAGCATACAAAGCCCAACTAGCTATCTTGGCAGCATCGGATACTGCAACCACAAGATAGCCAGGATTACTAGTAGCTAATCTCACCTATTGAGCCAACAACCACGATTATGATACAATGCAGGTTCTGAAATACAGATTCCACCGATGGCCTTTAGGCCGAACACAACAGAGAGAGAGTGATACCATGAACAACAACGCTGAAACCCTGATTACAGAAACCGAAGTCGCCTCTATAGGCGACACCCAAACAGACTGTGAAGCCCCACCACTCAGCCCACAAGAAGCTGGGGACGCCAAATTCCATGAGGTGCAAATGCGTATCGCTGAGCGCAAAGCAGGCAAAAACGTATTCAAGTGCTTCCTTACCTATGGCATCCCTACACTGGATCAGGTATCCCCTAACCTGCCAGCCCCGGATAGTTGGGAAGGGACAGAAGTAACAGAGGGCGAAGAGACCATTGTAGTTAACTCCCCTGTCTACACCAGCGATACCCTCCAATACGTCCAGGATGCTATTATCCAGCGGCTACAGGGCCTTGCTCGCTCACGTCTATCAGCTGGGCAGGAGCAGTGTACCACGTGGAATGAGGTAGCAGAATCTGGTGGTGCAGGTACTAAGTATCCTGTACAGCTTAAAGCGTTTCGTGAGGGCTTTGCCACATGGCTGCAAGATGTATCTCCTTACAATGAAATCCAGTCTGCGGCTATCATGTCCTATACAGACACTCGCCGTCTGCTTACTCAGGATGACGAGCGCAAGGCCAAGTTCGCAGGTGTAGTCAGTGAGTATGTAGAATCGCTTGGCGATAAAGCTGTGGAGATTGGCTCAGTCATCTCTGCTATCAACCGAGCTATCACCACCACTCAGGAAGATCTGGACTGGTAAGCAACTGCTGATAAGGCTTCCTATCTCTGAGTCAGGGGGATAGGAAGCCTTTTTATTTTGCCTCCGCGTCTGTATATCAAAGGGAGTGCAAAATTTTTACTAAACTTTTCCTATAGGCTTACCTAATGTCTAATCTACGTCCACTAGTTCGTGCGATCTTAGCTACCTTGACTATAGTAGGTTTCTTCTGGGTTATAGGTATTGTATTCCTAGGTATAGGAGATGTGCCACAGCCACTAGAGGATGCCGCTAAGACCCTACTTGGGATACTATCAGCAGCACTGTTGCAAATTTTAAATTTCTATTTCGGTGATAAGGCGTAACAGCCACAGAGATAACAGATGGCAATTGACTCCATAAAACTAATAAACTTAGCTGCTAGAGGGATACCACAAACCCATATAGCTAAGGCTCTTGGTATAACAGATAGTGCTGTGAGTCAATTGCTAGCCAGAGATGATGTCCAAGGTAAAGTGCGAGAGATGGAAGCTGAGCTAGCTTCCAAGGATCTAGATGAGCTAATCTCCCTAGAAAAAATAAACGTCTCTCTGCGAGGAAAAATAGGGGATCTAGTTGAGGAAACTGACTCCTTAGGAGAAGCAGTAACCGCGCTAGAAAAGATAACAAAAATGCAGAATCAAAAGCGTAGCGGTAACGTAGATACAGATGAAGGAATAAGGAAGATAACAATAACAATTCCAATATTCCTGCAACAATCCCTACAGATAAGCACTAGCAGCAAGAATGAGATAATAGATATAAACAATAGATCCATGGCTACAATGCCAACCTTATCCGTACACAAGTTAATAAAAGACACTAGGAATGCTACAGACCCCAATACAGATACCATTAACCTTGACGCGGTTAACTTCTAGATTACCCTCCGCTACTAGGACACCACGTCCTTTGCTTGGCAAGGAACTTGCGCGGATAGAAAAACTACAAAAACTACTAGGACAACCCAGGCTCTCATGACGGAAGCGCAACAACTAGATTTCTCTCATGAGCAAGTAGCCACACTGATAAGAGATGATCTTGATTACCTAGCAGCAGTGCTTATACCTGATGCAGCTACTTCTCCTTTCCCAGAGTTCTATAGGATAGTCTGGGCTTACATCCTGCAAAATCTGCACAAACTAGGGGTAGAGAGTACCTTTAGGTTTGCTTTGGGGCTACCCAGAGGGTATGCCAAGACGGTATTCCTTAAGTTGCTAGTTTGCTATCTTATCATACATGACTATGAGATATCCTTTATAGCTATTATATGTGCAACAGAGAAGCTATCTAAAAACTTCCTAGCAGATATAAACACTATGATGGAGAACCCCATCATCACTCAGCTATATGGCAGCTGGGAAGCCTCCCTAGAAAAGGATACAGTAGATGATAAAAGGGCAAGGTTTAATGGTAGGTTAGTAATTCTAGTATCAGCTGCTGTGGGAACCTCAGTTAGAGGGCTGAACATAGATAACAAACGCCCCCATCTTATAATATGTGATGATGCACAAACCAAGGAATGCGATAACTCAGATACAGAGAGAGCAGCTCTGAAGCAATGGCTGGTAGGCACCCTGTTTAAATGCTTATCTAAAACAGAAAAGAAAGCGGTGCTGTATATAGGGAATATGTACTCTACAGAGTGCATGCTGTACATGCTATCTACAATGCACTCCTGGACATCACTTATAACAGGAGCCATATTAGCAGATGGTAAGGTTCTGTGGCAGGATATACAAACCTTAGCAGAGCTGATGGAAGAGTATGAGCATGATAATGAGCTAGGAGAAGGGGCTACATGGTTTGCAGAGATACAGAATGATCCAACCGGGGCCTCCTGCGGGCTACTAGAGCTAGGGGAGAAATTGCCTAAATGTGCCACAGTCGAAGATCACACTATTTACCCTATAAAGTTCATAACTGTTGATCCAGCAGGAAGGAAAGCCACCTCTGATGATAACGTAGTAGCTACTCATGCGCTGATAGATGGGGAGAAAGGACTAACCTTATATATAGCTAATGGTAAATGGTCTCCTACAAGAGTGATAGAAGAGATAGTTGATCAGTGTATCGAGTATCGAGTCCCCATAGTATTCATAGAAGCGGTAGCATACCAAGAAACTTTAGCTTTCTGGCTAGAGAAAGCACTGGCTAAAAGGAACCTAAATGTAAAGGTTATCCCCTTGCCAACAGGTACAGCTTCTAAATACCGCAGGATAAAAGCATGGGTAAAACAATTCGTAGGAGGAAAATGGTTTATAGCAGATCCTACCTCCTACAATAAAGCTACCTTTCAGTTATACAAGTACAAAGCTGATAGAACTGATAATGTAGATGATATACTTGATGTGCTAGCCCAAGGCATATTAGCTATAACAAAACACTACCAAGAAATAATAAGGGCTACTCCTTTAGAGGAAGAGCAACAAACCCCAAAAGCTAGGGTTATGACAAACAATACCTCATTAGCCAGATTAAGGAGTGCATTAAGGTGACAATGAAACTATCTGCGGTTACTAATAAGAAGCTACTGCGTCTAGTAAAAGAGATACAGAAAAAACAAAAAGGATTCTCTAGTTTCAGAGATAAGTTAGAATCAATAGATGAAGCCTATGCCAAGTCAAGCGTAGCTATAGGAAACACCGATGACTGCACAGGGGCTAACTCTACTGTACCCAACAATGAGGCTATAAAAGTTCCTATTGTTAACTCAGAGATAGATTCTGTAACAGCCTTCCTGGCTGATATCTTTGTTAACCGCACTCCGCTATTTGCTGTTATCTCCGATTCTGCTAGACCAGAACTTGCTCTAAAGATGCAAGCACTGATAGCCAAAGATGCCAGACAGCAGAGATGGGGACGCCAGCTCCTAAGTTTCTTAGCTAAGTCTGTGAGGTATAATATAGGAGCTATAGAGGTAGATGAGGCCTCACAGAAAGACTTTAACTTAGCTTCCGAAGGGATAGATGGAAAAGCAAAATCAGAGGTAACCTATACACCCGTAACAAGGCTGAACTCCTTAGATATGTACAATACTCTATTTGACCATAGAGTGCCTCCAGCAGACATAGCTGTTGATGGTGAGTACGCGGGGTACAATAAGATCATATCTAGGATAGCACTTAAATCTATTGGTAACCGCAGAGCAGATGAAAAGATAGCCTATAATCTTAAAGAGGCATATGCTTCCTCTATGGTTAGTGCTTCTCAGTATTTTAATCTACCTCCAGACATAGCTGTGTCCTCCCACCTATCCGCAGAGGATAAAACTGATTGGTTCAATTGGTTGAACATAACAGATATAGATACCTTAAAAATGGCTAAGTCTAGCTATTTCTACACAAGACTATACTTGCGGATAATACCCACAGAGTTTAACATTCCAATAGTAAATCCTACAGTTCCAAGGATTATTCGGTTAGAGATAATCAACAATGAGCATATCATCTCCTATAAAGAGATGGTAACTCCTCTGGATATGCTGCCTATATTCTTCTCTGATACAAGAGAAGATGGATTTGATTATCAAACTAAATCTGTAGGGGAGGGAGTTGTTCCATATCAAGATGTAGCAACAGAACTGCTACATACCAGACTGGAAGGATCTAAACGTGCGCTGTCTGATCGGGCTATCTATGACACAGATTACCTAGATCCACTAGACGTGAATGCGCCAACAGCAGCTGCTAAGTTGCCACTAAAGAAAGCTCTTCGTAACGCTGGCGATAGACCTAGAATGTCTGAGATCTACTACCAGATACCCTTTGAGGGACAAGGAGTTGTTAACGCTCTTACAGATCTAGGCACAGTTATGCAACTAAAAGATCAAGTAAATGGGGTTGGTATGGGAATGAGAGGAGAACACAGGAAGGGAAACCGCACATTAGGAGAGTTTAACGCTGTAGAGGGAGGCTCCTCTACTAAAGGAATGCCAATAGCTATAAGGATAGAAGAGCAGGTAATGACCCCTGTTAAACTGTTTGTCAAGTATTTTATACTGTCATCGGATAAAGTAGAGAAAGAGATACTGGATGTAGAATCCCAAACTCTGTTAAATATAAACATTTTAGATCTACGTAAAGCCCTTCTAGAGTTTAGACTTACAGATGGGCTTAGACCTAAAGCTGCTCTCACAGATCCAAACATGATGTCTACTGCTCTACAGTTTGTACAAAACTCACCAGAGCTGAACCAAGAGTACAGCGTTGGTGGAATATTTGCAGACATGATGGCGTTAGTAGATATAGATATTTCTAAACATAAAAGGAACATCCAAAATGCTGGAAGTAACCCCCCAGAGCCTAACCAGCCTGTTCAACCCGAGCCTGCTAACCCCGGAGATAGAGGAGCAACTGGATAAGCTGTTATCCGCTCCACATGTACAGCAACGAATCTTGCAGATAACCATTAAGCTATTAATGGAAAATGGTGTAGACATGGAAGATAACACTAAAAGAAGTGCCCATATAATAAAAGGGCTTAATAGAGGGGTACTGCTATTTGCTAATGAGCTTCTAGATATCCCAACACAATTACCACTAACCTAGAGGATTAACATAATGGCTATTCCAGGCCTTAGCCCAGATATGAACCCAGCAAACCCAGCAACACCCGTCGCTCCTGTAATTGAGCCTACTCCCCCGGAACCAAAAGGGCTTGACAAATTTTCCGATTTGTTCGATAATGACAAAACAAAGGTGCCAAAAGAGGGAGAGCAAGTTACTCCTCCAGAGTCTCCTACCCCGTTTGATCCAGTAGCCCTGTTGGATAATGAAGAGGCTACCACTGCTTTACTCTCAAAGTTAGACTTCAGTAAAAGTATATCAGAAGATACCCAGGCTCTTATAACAGCTAATGATCCTGGGGCGCTTCTTGCCCTCACAAATGACATAGGTAAACAAGCCTATATGCAAGCTATGCGTCATACCGCTGCTATCAATAAACGGTACGTAGACGAACAGCTTGCTTCTCATTCAACAGATGTTACCTCAAAGATAAACTCCCAGATTTCAGATAGAGAACTAGCTACATTGTTACCAGAGATTAAAAATCCTTTGGTAGCCGCAGGTATAGAAACCTTTGTAGAGAGATTTCGTGCACAGAACCCAACAGCTTCTACGTCTGATGTAGTAACCCAGGTTAAAGAATATCTAGGGGAACTGAATTCCACTGTTAATAAACCTCCCCCCGATACTACAAATCAGCCTACAGAGATAGACTGGTTTAAAGATCTAGGTATCGAGGAAACCCAATAACTTGTAATTAAGGATATTTATTATGGCTACACTAGGCACACTTAATGCCAATGGCTTTTTTCGTACCAGCTTTAATCCGTCAGAGCTGAACAGGAAGTCTTTCTCTAATACCATCATGCGGCTGTTCCCTAACGGTTCATCTCCTCTATATGCCCTCACAGGGGAGATTAATAAGAGCAAAGCAGTAGCTGCCTCTCATGGCTACTTCACCAAGCACTTTGCTCTTAGCTCTCTTACTGTAAATGGAACAATCCTAGCAGCTGCTACTGCTTTGGTTGTAGATTCTACAGCTGGCATTGTAGCAGGAATGGTATTCCAGGTGCCCTCCACTAGGGAGAACGTACGGGTCAATACTGTTACCAATGCCACTACCCTACAGCTAGATCGTAGTTTTGGACGTATTGCAGCAGCTACCATCACTGATAATGATGTGCTCAAGCTGGTAGGTAACTCGCATGTAGAAGCCAGTGATAGACCTATTGCCCGCTCTATGGCTTCTGTGTATGTACCTAACTATACCTCTATCATCCGTAACGCATGGCATATCTCAGGCACTGCTAGGGCCTCTATGGCAGAAGCAGGTTTCAACAACGTAGCAGAGTCAAGACTAGATTGTACAGAGTTCCACTCTACAGACTTTGAAGGACAGCTACTCTGGGGACAAGCTGTAGCTCCTGCCACTGATGCTACTACCGGCAGTCCTATCCACAGTACCCAAGGTCTTGTAGATGCTATCTATGAATTTGCCCCAGGGAATGTACAAACCGCAGGAGGTACTACTACCTATGCGCAACTGGTATCTCTTGTAGAACCTATGTTTGCACACTCTACCTCTAAGACTGGTGGTGGACTGAAAGAGCGTGCTTTGTTCTGTGATTCTATAGCCATGAAGGTTATCCATGATATTGGAGTTGCCTCTGGTCAAGTAACCATGACCACCAAAGAGACCTCTTTTGGAATGATCTTTACAGAGTTTAAGATCTATAAAGGTGTGCTAAGGCTCATGGAGCATCCTCTGCTATCTGAGACTACTACTGGAACCGGCATTGCTGTAGGTGTGGATCTTACTTCTGTGGGTGTTGCATATCTTGAAGGCAGAGATGTTAAGAAAGAAGATTATGATGGCTCAGCTGATGGATCTAACTCTGGCACAGATGCTTCTGGTGGCTCATTGCTATCCGAGTTTGCTACTGAGTTCACCAGCCCACAAACATGCGGTATCGTTAATGGATTCACCGCAGCAGCCTAATTAGCTCGCTTCTCCTGGCCAAGGATGGCACCCTACAGAGGATTATTTAAATGTCAACACCTAATAATGCAGCAGCAATACAGACAGGGGCGCAAACTGCGCTTAAAGCAGAAGCCAAAGATGGAGGTAAACTTGCAGCAGCTAAGCTGGAAACTGAGATGCAGGAAGCACACCAAGCTGCTGATAGCCTAGCAGAAGGACAAACAATGTACACCAAACTCGGCGATACAGTGTTTAACTGTCTAGCTGATAACGGGAAACCCATTTGCTTTGCTGGTGGTTGCTTTGTAGTAGAAGATAGTGACCCAAATGCAGAAGCCTATAAAGATGCATTGGATTACCACACTGCATGTGGTACGTTAACCAAGCAAGTAGGCTAAGACTAGATGGCTACCTATGGTGAGATAGTAACAGAAGTTGGATTGGTTGTTCCTGTAGCTTCTTGGAACACATTAGTTCGCTCTAAAGTTAACCAGATTATTAGATTAATATCTACTTCTGGGTATTTTTGGAGAGATATAGTAGAATCCACCATAGGTAGTTCTGAGGGCGTAGATGCTGTAGCTAAAATACAATCTATTCCTATAACTGCTGCCATAAGAAAGATGATATATGTGCAGTATCCTGAGTCAGATACTAGGATACATCTTGTAAATCTTGAAGGACTTAAAAAGAGGGAAGCCTGTGCGGCACTCCAAGATATAGCATATCTATCAGGGAATGCATTGCATATTCGGCATACAGAGCTAGCTTCCAGTTTCAATCTTGCCTATTATACAAATCCAACTAATTTCAATACCGATGGTACAGAAGATGCGCTTTCCAACTGGATAACAGACCTAGTCCCAGGGTTAGTAGTAGATATTACCTCTTCTTATATCCTAAATCTTAAAGGGGATAATGAGGATTCAAAAAAGATAGGAGATCTTGCTGCTATGATGCGAGCTACCTATATTAGAGATTTCATAGATAGTGTGGAAGGAGATTAATACATGCCTCAGATATTATTAGCAGCTCAAACAGCAGCAGGAAACTCAGAAGAATTTACAGTTACGGCTTCTGGTAAATCTTCTGAACGTATGCCCGCGCATTTTACTTGTCCTGGCATAGGCGCAGGAGAAACAGGAACCCTGGAGAAGAAAAATAATGCCGGCACATGGAATATCTATGCTATGCCTGGCAGTGAACATATTATAAATGATCTCCGCTCTGGAATAGCCGTATATGCTCCGGGTATGTATAGAATAGCTAAGTCAATGACTGTAGCCCCGGTTCCTGTAGAAGTCTCCTCTGGGTTGGAACCTTGAGGCATTCTCTGCTTACAAGTTCTATAGGTTTGGCTTTATCTTCTGCTATAGGCTCAAGTGTAGCTGCTGGCTTAGATGCGAGTGTCAAGCTATACCAACTTCCGCAGTCGGACTCAACCGGAAAGATACTTTTAGGGCAGCAGCTAGATCTGCGAGAGGATGATTTACTGCTGCCTGATCATGAAGGGGTGCCATGGGTTATCCCAGGTGCGCTGAATACGTTGGTACCAGGCGGGACTGTGCCGCATAGGTTTGCTAGGATTGAGCAGAATCTATGGCCGAATAGTGATGACTCTGCCAACCCTACTACCCAGACAATTTCTGTCATAAGCGGCAATGAATACCAGATAAGGATAGGCCGTGGCTCTGCGGTTGCAGCTACTGCTGTGTGCAGCGGTGCTTTTACCGGCACACTTACTGGAGATGCTACAGAGCCTCAGGCATTCATTGCAGCAGCTACGGCAACAACTGCGTCATTAACTGTCACTATATCTGGTGAGGTAGCAGATATAGCGTTGTTTGATGTTACTGGCCAGGGCAACCAAAACCCCGGCGAGTACCAGAGAGTAGACGCGGCCAACGGTTTATATGGTTTCGCGTATTACGCCACAGAAAAGGCCAATACTGTAGATGGTGCTGGAGCAGTAACTGAGGATGTTGGCGCTAAGCTAGACCCTGCACCAGAAATGGTTGCATGGCCTCTGAGCACTAACCTGTTTGATGTCTCTGAGCCTGTTGATTTAACTGAGCTTGATGTTAAAGGCGGAGTTACTGTAGATGTATTACCTGCGCGCTGGTTAAACCTATTTAATAATGCCGTAGCCTTTGTTGATAACGCTCAAACAAGATATGCGTATCAGGTATATACTGTAACCGTAGGAGTTGCTTACGCATTTAGTATTTATGTGAAGATGGATGACCTGGGTGTGCCTACTGTTGGTAACAGTAGCGACCCTACAGCTGATTTTCTTATTATTTTCGAAAGCTCCGGAATAAACCACGTTGATGATATAGAGGCTATAGCAGATAACGTATACAGGATAAAATATACTAAAACAGCAACAACAACCAACACAAACTTTGGTGTCGTTAAGTATACTGGCCAGTCTGCCAAGGGGTTTAAAATAGTTGGATACATGCTGGAGCCTGCTAATTTTGTTGGCCCGTATATAGCAGCCACCGGTGCGCCTGTGTCTAGGGATGCAGTAGCCTCCCAGATACCTATAACAGGCAAAGTAAACCAAACAGAGGGCGTGGTGCATGTAAGATTTACACCTACCTTCGCACAAACTACACTATCAGCAACAGCAGAAGGGATAGTAAGCCTACGAGACGCAGCAACCAGTCTGCTCTACATGGATTCTGCAGGGTTTAAATCCACAGACGGAACAAACATAGCTACAGCAAATGCCACCTTTATAGCTGATACAGAGATAGAGATAGCCGTGCGCTGGAGCACAGCCCTAAACGAGCTACAGATCGGATACAACGACGGCAGCTGGACGTGGGGAACAATAGTCAATTACAACGGTGGATTCACAGAAGGTGCCTTTATAAACTGGTTCTATGGCCTAGAGTCTGGAGGAGCCTCCATGAGCAAATCAGATATTTACAATAAAGACATGACCATAGCACAGATAGAGGCTTTGCCATGAGACAGACAGTAATTTTGCTAGTGCCGGAAGCAGCAAAACAGTCTGCCAACCTAGATAATATTCTGGCAAAAGTTGGCGCTCGCTGGCAGCATAACATCATGCCAGGAACGAGAGTGGTTGGCGGAAGAAAACTTGTTCAGATACGCATAGATGGTGAGCTTGACGGTCTGGTTGCACTGCTTGAGAAGAAGTTACCTTTGTGGTCAATCGTGCGTATGCGCAGAATCAAGCCGGATATCGCAGTAGAAGAAGTGCCTGCGGTGGACGAGGAGGGCAAACCTGTGCTGGACAATAGAGGCAGGCAGCGGTTTGAGCGTGTAAAACGGTTTGCTGTTATCCGAGGTAGGAAAACTGCGGAAGGAGATACCCTCATTAAGCAGCACATGATTAAACGCAGAGACGAAGAGGGAAAAGAGGTGCCATTTAGCGGGATTGTACGTCTGCCACACAATGCAAATGATGATGAGTATGATTACCCAGAGACAGTGGAGTTTTTGTAGGCTATGACCCCAGAAGAGATCAAACACTATCTAAATGAGGTATTGGATTCCAGAGATTCACTGGATAGACAAACACATACTAATGATCATATATTTATAGCTAGCCTAGTAGAAGCCAGTAAACGCAGAAGGGATACCATGGATAAGATTAAAGCGCAGATAGGGGGGTGGGCAATAATATCTTTTCTATCAGGTATAGGATTTGCTGTATGGGCACTGGTACAAAGTTTAACAGATAAGTCTGGTGCCTCCTAATGCCTCTTCGCAACTACCCATTAGCTACCCCTGAAGGGGACTGGATACCAATAGATGTATTGGAGCCGATATCAAAATTGGAACCAATAGCTATTACTACTTCTGCTATGGGGGCGTCGGTTGCTATCCCCTTCTATGAGGAAAGGGTATTAGAGATAAGATCTACAGTAGATTGTGAGATAGGATTTAATGTATCACCCGTTAATGGCACCTCTGAGAAGGGTACTTATTTTCTATTCGCAGGAGAACCCAAGTTGATATTTCCTATAGGTGGGCAGGTAAGCGCATTAGCTCTAAGTACTTCAGGAACTTTATATGTGAACATCTTGAATCTCTGGGAAGCTACCAAGAAAGATTACCAAACCGATATTAGTGAGTGAAGGCTATGCAGCGGGTTTACACGGGAAGGCAAGTGGTAGCGTGTAGCAGCGGGAGGGTCTTGCCCGACCGATGGTTCCCGCCACCACGCAGACAGGCTCACGTGTACAACCCCAAATAGCTGTAACGGATAAAATATCTCTATGTCTAAACTTACATCACAGGCAAATCTAAAAGAAGGATTACGTATCCTAGATGAGGAGCTAGCTCCTTCTTCTGCTGGGGCTGTGTCCAATCAGGGATTTCATATACCAGATGTAGATCTGATAGACGCTCAGAACGCCTTACCTACTATTAATGGGTATACCTCATTTTTTGGAACAGGAGATACATTAGAGGTAACACCTCTCAGCTCTACAATAAGAATTCAGGAAGAGATAGTATATAAAACCCTACATGGAAACACTATTCAAATAGCTTTTTGTGAAAAAGGATTATATATAAGAGCATTAGCTGGAGATGGAGTATCAGTGCTGACTAATGTCCCAGTAGCAGGAGATGACCCTGAGTATGATAAAATAGATCTACCGGCTGGGAAAGGTGCTTGGATAGAAGTTCTATCTACTGTGCCTCTATCAACCTGGAAACAATGGACATTTACTTTAATGTCTAACACCCTATATGTTTATCAAAAAGGAATGAACTTTGTAGGTAATATAACTTCGTATAGATCAGAACAAGTTATATTTGAGCATCTTGTGCCAACCTATATTATAGGAACAGGACAAAGACATACGTTTACTTATACCTCTGAGGATGATTCTGCTGGAGATGACACATATAAGCGCATCAATATAACTACTGATACAGGATTAGATTTTGGTGTACAGCAAATAGCCGTAGATTCTGCCTCTGATGTAGCAAGAGCTATGGAGGCCTGGGAGGCTATATTCTCTTCTACTGGCTTTTTCAGCTTTGAGGCCACAGAGACACTGAGAACAGAAGTAGATATTGATGCTCTTATTGCTATAGATCTAACACTTAGTGAGCTACAGGCTATAATAGCTGATACCTCTCATGATGGTGCCGCCTCAGAATTAACCCTAACAGCGATAGGAGAGTAGCATGGCTGTCTATTCTGGTGTATCCTTTAGTCCTACAGAGACAGCCATGCCTAGGGAAATAGCTTTCAATGTAGATGGAACAGCATTATATATGTTCTCTACCACAGGGATTATAGATCAGTACGCCCTGGCTACTCCTTGGGATATAGCTACCATAGTGTTTATAAGGAGTACAGATTTAACTGGGGTACCTCCCTTTTCTCCTGCCTATCAAGGGACTATCATTGTTGATCCTACTGGAACAATGATATATTTGAATGATGTATCTAGGGTACTTATATTTACACTATCTACTCCCTGGGATATATCCAGTATTTCCTATACTTCCTCACTAACCTTAGAAGCCTCTGGGGTTAATTATTACAATGATATGGCAATATCGGCTACAGGAAATTATATCTATTTTCTTAGCTGGGGCACCCAGATAGTTACGTATTATATCCCCACTCCTTGGGATCTATCTACTGCTTATTTTCAGACATCTGATACTTTGGTTATACCCGGTGGGTACGGAGGAGCAAGTTCTTTATATCTAAATCCAGCAGGAGATAAGCTATATGTGCTGCTGACAACAGAAGAGCTAGTTTTACAGTATGCTATGTCCACTACTTGGGATATTACCTCTGCTGTATATGAAAATAAAAGTTTTAGTGTAGTACCAGAAACTACAACCTCTAAAATACTACGCTTTAGTGCCTTAGGTGCTACCCTTTATATTGGAGACTCTACAACTTTATATCAATATATAGTACCAACAGCTTGGGATATAACCTCTACACTAAAAGGGATTAAAATTACCGGGTTTAAAAAGAACCTTCCTACATACCTCTCTTACAAAGGCAACACAGTACAGTTATTACCTTCTGATAGTTCTAATGAGCTGGCTATTAAACTAAGAACCTTATATCTTGCAGATCCCATACTAGCTCCTGATGTAGGTGCTCTATCTGTAACCACAGCTGCTAGTGCTATCTTGCATTATTCTTTCTCGGTAACATTCTCTATAAGCTCTACTATTCCTGTAGCTTCATCTGTTGAAACGCAAGATGGCACCTCAGTGTTTACTGAGGACTCACATGTAGTTCAATCAGCTCCCTTAGAGGCTATGGAAGGTATCTGTGCGGGCAGATCAAGATTAATAGCTTGGGATTCAGAGGGACGGATATACAACTCCGCTACACCAAATTTAGTAGATTTTATCCCAAGTGCTGCAACAGGAGCTAACCAGGTTTCTGTTCCTGCTATAAAAGGTAAGATTATAGTATGTAAACCCTTTACCCAAGGGTTTGTTATTTATGCTACAGGTAATGCAGTAGTAGCCACTTTTAAAAAATCTGCTACTTCTTTGTATGACTATCTTCCTGTAGACAACTCAGAAGGATTGGTGGACTATAGGCACATAGCTACTCATCAAGAACTACACTATTATTGGTCAAGCAAGGGGCTTATAGTATTAGACCCAGCACAACATGAAGCTAAAGATTTAGCAAAGGAACTTACCGATTGGTTAAAGAAATATAGATACCCTATTTCTATCTCAATGTTATCTAACAGATTTTTAATAATATATCTTCAAGATAGAGATAAAGTATTTAGCAATAGAGCAGTAAGGTTGGGAGGTAATGAAGTAACTGCCAAACCTGCGCATGCCTCCTTATCCCCTGTAGAGTTTTCTATGCAGGTTCCTGGAGTTAGTTTATATCCTGTATACCAGAGAGCTTTAGTGTTTGATACCCAGTTGGCTAAATGGGGTACTTGTGACCTTACTCACACTATGCTAGTATCTCTAACTCCTATTAACCAATCTGGATATAACCTGTCTAAAAACTACCAGTTGCTATCAGCTGTTTTGGATAACGAACAACGAGAATTAGCTATAAAACTTGGAGATGGATATACAAGATTATGCACCACCTATCCTACAAACAGCTATGTGCTGTTTGGTCATTACGCAGCACATAGAAATAATCTAACAAAGTTAGTATCTATAACAACTGAGTATGTGGACTATCCAGATAGCACCTTGCAGATAGAATCTTCCCATGATGGAGCTAAGGTAGATTTTGATAATCTCAGCAGTTACGCACAAACTAAGTTAGTCACTACCCAAGATGTAGGATTAGCAGCTAAGTGGTTTAATATTCTTATAAAAGGCCACTATAATATAAAACGTATGTTAGTAAGAGGATATAAATATGGCCGCTCCGAATAAAACAGAAACAGGTGAGATGAAGGATATTCTTCTTAGGGCTACCAGTAATCCACAGGGAATAGAAAAAGATGAACTATTCAGAATATTAACTACAAGTTCTTTACCCTTCACTCCAAAGCAGAGACAATTTGCTAGGGATAATCTCGGGCCAGATACCATGGGTGGTAAACTAGGAGATCCCTATAAAAACAAAGAAGTATTACAGCTATTTTCTAAGTTTAATCCAGCAGATAACTATTTTAGTGCTCTCTATGCAGGGCTAAGGGGTAAATAATCATGGGATCACCATTTGATTTCTCACAACCTATAGGCAAAGTAGGAGGCGGAGGATTTGGTAACTACTCAGGAGGGATACCCACCGGGTTCACAGAAGCGGCTCCTCCCTCCACAACTACAGTAACTTCTTCTAATACGGCCAAGACAGACAATCGAGTACAAGATACTACAAATCAGCAGAGTACAGATTTGCTACGTAGTATAGTAAATGAGGGAGCTACCACAGCACTGACTCCACAGGCATTACAAGCTCTGCAAGGAATAGTAACTGGCCAGGCACAAGATCCGCTGATAGTACAAAAGGATCTCCTAGCTAAGAAGAACTTAGATGCATTACAAGCACTAATGCAAAGGCTTAATCAGGGTAACGCTGAGCAGCAGGCTTCAGGTAAAGTAGCAGAGCTGACAAGAACCCTATCTGAGAGGCTACTCCCAGGTATAAGGGGAGAAGCAGAAGGGGCTGGTACAGGTTTCAACATGGCCTCTAACCTGTTAGCACAGGATGCAACCATAAGAACGGCGGAAGCGCAAAATAGAGCTATTGAGGAATCCAGGCAGCAGATAGCAGCACAGGAGCTAGAAGGACGTAATATTCTAGGACAGCTACTATCTGGTACCTCTGCTGCGGATGAACAACTAATGTCTGCTTTGAGAATATCCAAAGGTGCGGTAGAGAACAAAGCCAGTGCTACTACTGAGTCTGCTGCCACAGCTGTTACAGGCAGAACAGAAGAGGATGTCAGGGGTACAGGCTCAACTACCGCGGATACAACACAGCAGCTAACAGATCCACTTGGTTGGATGCGGGCACTAGGAGCTAACCCTCAGCAGGATAGCAGCGGTAGAGCCTTAGCCACTTTTATAGCAGCTGGTGGAGATCCTGCATATCTGAGCGGAGGTGTGCCCTTTGATTCAGGCATGGGCGATTACCAACAGAGATTAATGCAGGGTATTAGGGGGTATGTATAATGGCTATAGATGATCTGTACGACATGCAGGCTTTTAGCGGATACCTGGATCAACAGAGAGGAGCGGGACTTGTCCCAGAGTTTACTAATATTCCTGGGGCTACCGGCTTTTTTGTCAATGATCAGGCCCCACCAGAGGAAGAGGTGGACTTGCCAGATTTAGAGTCCTTCACAGATTCTCATTCAGCAAACAGAGCTAGCTTAGCGTTGAAGCAAGAAATAGAAAGGGATAAACTTGCTAGAAAGGAAGAACTGGAGAAAGAAGAAGGGTTATCAGATATAAGATTAAATCTTCAAAGTTGGAAAGCTACTGGGTTGGCTAATTCTGATTTAGTAAAAACCACAGAAGAAGAACTTAGAAGAAAAGAACAAGAGATTCAAGCCAGGTTAGCACAGGAAGATAAAAACTATCTACCAAAAGAGCAACTGGCAGAGCAACTATCTGGCAAAGCTAGAGAATTATCAGCGCCTAGAGATCCACTGGCCCCCTCAAAGATAGAACTAATAGCTCTTAAGGCAGGTATGCAAAAAGAGGAGTTAGAACTGTATGCTGCTTATGCCGGAATTGATAAAGAAAAACTCCCACAATTAGCTATAGCAGAGCTTACTCCGGCTAAGAAAAAATATCTTAGAGATGCAGCTGAAACCGGAGATCAAATAACTGGTATGCAGGTAGTGGCTAACAATCCAGGAGCACTAGATTTAGCTAAAATAAAAATAGATAAGGCTTTCCCTAATCAGGGGGAGGCAGCACTTATGAAGAGCGAGCTGGAAGCTCTTAACAAAGAGGTGAAAGATACAATAGCTAATACAAAAGCGGTGGTTCCTGTAGATGCTAAAGGAAAAAGGCTACCTATGTCTAGTTTAAAAGCTAGAGGTTGGAGAGAAGAAGAAGAGAATCTAATAGCCAAGAAGGCTGCTGCAACCAAAGTGTTAGCTGACTTTAGTACCAGATTTAGACAGGATTATTTAAACCTAAGTGGTCTATCTGTAGTAGATATTCATAATCTTACTCAGCCAGAAAAAGAAATACTAGCTGTTATGGCACCAGAGATACAAACATTACTTGGCTTAATTGATAATCCTGATAGCACGTTAGAAGAAAGACTGTACGCTAAAGGAAAGATACAATATGATATTCTGTATAATCTCCCAGAGGCTACTAAAGCAACGATAACTGCTGGAGGACTAGGCACTGTAGGTGTGCCACAACCAGATTTACAGTCTATCTTAAATAAAATTTACATTTCTGGCAGTGATAAGTTTAATAAAAAATATGGCAACACAATAGGTATAACCTATGATCTTGGGAATCTACCTAAAGGAGCCTTATAATGCTGTCAAGAACACAACTAGCTACTCTCTCAGCCCAGACAGAAGTAGAGGCTACAAATAAAGATCCTTTTGAGCTAGATGATATATTTGATTTTGCTCTAGCTACAACTGTAGATATAGGCACAACCCTAGTAAACTCTCTCACAAATGTAATAGCTGCTATTACACCTTTGGATGAAGGAACAGATTGGGATACAGGTAATATCTTACAGGCTATGAACGAAGATGCTGGTAGATTTTATGACCAAAACAAAGATCTAGTACAGCTAGCTTCGTTTATAGGAGGGATATTTGTACCAGGAGTAGCTGCTGCTAAATCCTTTGCTTGGGCTAAAAATGGCCGTACTTGGGTAGGAGGACTAGAGAAAACTATCCGTAAATCAGAAGCATTAGCTGGGTCTGAGTTAAAAGAATTTGGAAAACGTACAGTAGCCTATAATACAGCCCGGGACTCTATGAGGATGGCAACTCTTAAATCAGGCGCAGCAGAGGGATTAGTATATGAATTAGAGTTTGCTGCTATGATGAACAAGCATGCCTATATGGATCAAGATTATGATATAGCAGATTTTGCTATAGGGGCAGCTTTGGGTGGATTAGTAGTTCCTCTGAGGTTAATGCAACAATCTAAGAGATTAAGGGCTATAGGTAAAGAAGCCATAGTTCCACAGGTATCTGCAGAGGCGTTTACTCCTCCTATACATTTACAGGGAAAAGATGCAGGACAGACACTATCCTATAAGGGCACCTTATACAATAACTGGAAGATAGACGATACTGCCAATAGCTCAAAAGAAATAAAAGATTTTCATGAGAAAGCAGGATATGAGCATATAAACGGTATCTCCTTTCAAATAAACCAGATGGCCAAAAAAGATCCCAGTTTACAGGCTAGGATAAATTTTATAGTTCCAAAAGGACAAGCGCCTACTCCTAGATCCTTTGACTTTGATGATGCATACAATGCTACTCCTGATGAATACCTAGGAAAGATGTCTGTATCAGATCCTGCTGCGTTATCAGGAGTAGAGACTTTTGTCCATTACTCTGCCGAATCTCCAATGTTTAGCACTATGGACAATATAGTAACAAGAGCTGGCACAGGAGAGTTAGAAGCAATATCAGGACAAGTAGCCAAGAATACTCTTTTTTCAAAGTTCACTTCTACTGCTGTAAGATCTTATGATGAATTGCTAGAATCTATCCCAGAAGGAGTAGCTTTAAAAGGCCCAGATCAAACAGAGATAGTTATAGGAATCAAGGAGATAGATAGAGCCACAAGAAAATGGATGGCAGAGTATGTATCCTTACCAGGGTTTAGCACTAAGCCAATAAAATTTACAGGGCCAGGGGCTAAAAGTCTATCTACCTCTGATGCAGCTATAGCTAAGGAAGCTACTTGGAAAGAGATGGCTGCTACTCTTACGCATAAGGAGTTTGTGCCTCATTCAAAACTCATAGATCAACTAGCTCCTCTTCAAGCAAGCTCAAGAGCTGCAATAGCAGATCCCTACTATGGTATGAGAATCATCTCAGAGGTAGATGCTTTAGCTGGAGCAGGCGTTAATGCGTATCCAAGTATAAAGATTAACGCCTCAGCTAATATGTCAACCAAATTAGGAATGAATCCTTTTGGTCAATCTGTAGCTATATCAGATAAAGCATATCATGAGGCTATGATAGCTGTATCTACCTTGCCAAAAGGAATAAAACAGATACAATTAGATACCTCTTCTGATGATGTTATACCTTTTTTACAGGCTATTATTAATAGATACAAAGTTGAAGAGGCCACATGGCCTACTGTTTTATCCAAAGATAGCAGTGTTACTTTCACTAAGGTAGCAGAAGCAGCTGAATGGTTATGGAAAGAAAAACAGGCTATTGTAGCTGCTGGTAAAGCTGCTGGCGCATCTCCTGTACAGATAGCTAGAGTTGCTAATCTCTCTGTAGAGACCACAGAAACGGTGTTATCCGCTAGAGGAGCAGGGTTACCCATTGATGGTTCCTTACCAATAGCTCGTTATTCCACTACAGATCAAGCTAAGTATTATGACCAACGCCCTATACAGCTAGAGGGTAAAATAGGATCATATGGTCAGGTAGAAGAACTGGCTGTGACTTCTATGCTTGATAAAGAAATGCTCACTAATGCCCATATGGCTACTGTAACTAACATTATTGACACTTCAGGTGTTCCCCAACTAGCTAAGTATCTAAAAGAAGTAGCTTACACTTCTGTTACAAAAGCTATGAGGGAACAGTTGCCAAGCGCATTAGCATCGCTGGAGAATAAATGGAACATGGTTACCTCCGCTGACCATGCTTATAGAGAGTTAGGAGAGTTTGGCTCCTGGATAACAGCTTATGGCTCTGATATGTCCACCTATGTTAACAAGCATATAGATATGCTAGATGAAGCTATCACCTCCACGCTATCCGCTGTAGCACAAGAACCAGCATCTAGATTGCAATTTTCTCAGTTGCGACAAGCATTGCACGCTATTCCAATAGAGGAAGCAACCAAGCTAAGGTATGATGCAGAGACAGGAAAGATTATATCCGGAGTAATAGATGGCGCACCAACGTATCTTAAATATTATGGAAAGGAACAGGAGATAGTATTAACAACTCAAATGAAAAACTTTATGACCTCCTGGCTTCCGGTTCAACAGGAACTATTAGGTGTATATAATTCCTCAAGACAGTTAAACGGATTACCTAAATCTAAAGGGGCAGGGATTTGGTTTCCGTACTCAGAGCTTAATAAAGATATGATAGCTTATAAAGTATCTAATCCAGGACAGCCATTTAGCGTTGAGCTTATAACAGCTAGGAATGCCAAGGAACTGGCTGAGAATGTAGCAGAAGCAAACCAGCTATATGGAGAGACTCATAAAATAGTAACCAAGGCTGATTCTGCATCTTGGAATCAGATCAATAGGTATTCTGACATAGAGCAGTTTAAAGTAGCAGATCTTGCTTCTAGGAAAAAGGGGATAACCTCTGGATCTATAACCCCTGGTTATACCGATATAGATAACTTTAAAGGCAGCATACAAAGGGAAATGTGGAACCAATATAGAAGAATAGATAGGGCAGCTAACTCGCAGCTCCATGACTCTTTAGACTTCTTTGCACAAAGAGAGATAGCAGCTACAGGGGGCGGTAAGGGGTTTCTAGGGCAGAAGGTACAACGTAAAGTATCCTTGCCAGAGTTAGTATCAAAGACTATGCTTAATGAGTCTATGGTGCATGACGCCCCTATGTTGGACATGGCTAATAACTGGACAACTGTAGTTATCAACACAGCGTTTGATAAGACAAATACAGCCTGGAATGCAGTAACTAGAAAGAGCAAAGGTACAGCTAAGGATTTTGAATCATTAACAGAAGCTCTTAAAAAAGCTGATGTTCCAATGCCCTATCCTAACCAAGAAGCATATGTCGCGGCTCTTAAGAAAGGTAAGATAGACGATGTAGCTTTGCATAGGATACAGCAATCACAATCTGTACTTGTTATGCTTAATCTAAGATTGCTAGAAACTGCCCATGCTATGGTAACTACTGCCTCTTTGCCTGTTATCCTGCAGGGAGAATTAGCCTCTGTTACAGGTAAAGGAGGTGTTACCCCGCTTAAGCATATGATTGAGGCTACCAAGTTTTGGGCAAGCAATACACCAGAGGCTATGAAACTAAAAGCATATGCTAAAGATAGAAAGTATGTTGTTCCTATTGTAGCTGAAACAACTAGGGCTATGCAGGATTTCCATACTAATGTGAACTTCTTTAGCAAGCATAAGAAGATACTTAATAAACTTACTTTCTTTTCTGATTTCTCAGAGGGATGGGTAAGAGAGCAAGCATTTGCTAATGGGTATCTCATTGCTAAAACAAAGAATCCTAAAGCTCCTATGGAACTGCTAGCTGCTGAGGCGTATGCTTTTACCTCCAGAACAATGGGCAATTATGTTCCTCGCCAGCGTCCTACTATGTTTCAAGGCACCTTCGGAGCTATGATAGGTTTGTATCAGACCTTCATGCTCACCATGGGACAGAATATGTTTAGGTATCTTGAAGCAGGAGATGCTAAAGCTATGAGGAACCTATGGGGTGCTCAAGGTTCTATGTTCGGGCTTGAATCTCTCCCTATGTTCCAACAGTTTAACCAGTTGCTTGGCGGATATGTATCGGATGACCATGAAGATATTAGATCAACTGTATATGATGTCTTTGGGGATGATTCAGATCAATCAAGATCTATGGCAGAGTATGTACTCTTTGGTGCTCCAAGTGCTATGTTCGGATCTGCTATCTACACAAGAGGGGCATTAGATCCCAGATCTCCACTTACTGCTACTGGACAATCTGGAATAGCTTTCAAACCTGCTATATATGATGCAGCTGTACAATCAGGTAAGCTAGTTGGAAATCTTATTCAGGCTACTGGAGATGAAGATATGGGAAGAGCTATATTGCAGGGATTTGCAGCGCAGAGCTTATGGAGGCCAGCAGCTAGATATTCTGAGTTGGCTTTAGGAGCTAGCTTTGATCAGAAAGGAGAACTGATAAGTGGTACAGAGGAAGTGAGGGAACCTTTTGCTGTTTTCTCTAGGGTCTTTGGTGCCCGTCCCCTGAAAGAACAAGCTCTAAGAAATCTCCGTTTCTCTAACACCTACTACAATCAGATAGATAGGGATAGGAGAGCAAGGTATACCAAAGAGCTAAGAAGGATTGTTACATCTGAGCCTGATATGGGCAGAGTAGATGAACTATTTGTAGATTTTATAGGCTCCCCAGGTGGGACATACAGGGGGTGGAAACAGATATACAATGATGCTTACATGGCAGTAGATACTCCCTATGCTGAAAGGCTTGTCAGTGATACAAAGAGACAACCTGTGATACAGCAGATAGTTGATACTTATGCTCAATAGAGCAGCAAGTTTAATAACTCTACTATGGATAAGGTTAATACGATACCTACAATAAGTAGAAATATGAATTCTAACCAGGTATCAAATCCAAATAGTCTTAAGAAGAAATTGCTTATAGTGCACATAATCCTAGTTCCTCGGTGTCCTCCTAGCGTAGTCCCTTTTTGCTAGGAGGTTTTTTATTTAGATAGCGTCTACTATCTGCCAATCATTAGCTAGCATATCGGTCTGAGACGCCAGCCAAGGTACCACTTTGTTATCTGCGGTTTTCATATCTATATGAGAATGGTAGCAAATCTCAGTTCCTTCTTCATATATACCTAGAAGTGGTGGCCTGTTAACTTTAAACACAGATCCAGGAACAAGAAAGATAAACACGCCTTTGCCATTCCATCCAACACGCTGTACTTTCTTTCCCTCTTTCAGCCAACATAGGGCATCCGAGAAAGTGCCTACTGCCTCTAATTCTCTGTAATTCTTTTCAAAGAACTGCTTATCTACATACCATCTATCTTCATTGTTTTTTGGATTTACGGCTATCATACCTCCTAGCTCTGGTGTGTCCTCTTTGCTTACAGAGATGCCTTCCATGTCTTCTCCAGGTACATAAGGGCGCATAGGTTGTATTGCTGATTTCTTGTAAAGTTTAATCATAATAATATACCTCTTAATATATAGTTTAGATATTACTGCTTATAGATAGATAGCTCTATGCTAGCGCATTAAATACACGCCGTACAAAAAGCTCTTATCCGCCTCGTTTAGTGCATCATCCAGCTTACATGTATCCTCCACCTCTTCTGCCATAGCCATAGATAGCTTGTTTAGAATATGGCTAAGTTTTATCCCTCCATGAAAGCTAAGTAACCCTGTTACATTAGTCTCCTGCAACTCCTGATAAATCTCTGCAACAGGTTTAATGTCCTCCAGCACTACAGGATTAGCTGCATCATCTATCTCGCTAACAGTTATCAGGTCATAGATTGACCGTTGCTCTCTTTGCTCTGCCATTACTATTTACTCCTCTGTGCATCAAGTCTGAATTTGAATAGGTACATATCACTAAGATAAAACTTTCCTTCCCATCCTCCTCTCTTTTCATCCACCGTAACTATATCTTCAACCTTACGTAGCATAGATGGATTACGTGAGTCATTGTAGTTCAATATAAATCTCTTTGGTGATCTAGTAGAGATAACAACGAACCATCCCCATTCTTTACCATTTGCCAGTTGGTTATATCCTTCATCATGGGCTATATGTTTGACATCTCCTAATAAGTTACTACATATAGCTATCCCAGAAGAAGTAACTTTCCAGGTGCCATCCAGGCTGCAATCTGTGCCCATAGTTTATCTCCTTTCAATCTCTTTGATCTTTGATAAAGCCTCTGTCAGTTCATCCTCATAATAGCGCTTTTCACCTACAGTTACAGTAGGTCGTTTTTCAGGTTGTTTCATCCATTCGATGTCAATTTCTTGTAGCTCTACTCTGTCAAAGCTATCTTTATCCTTCCCCCATTTGATAGACATGTCTCCCTTCGCGTATAGATATGGCTTCTCTGTAAATCGCGTTACCTTGTTTCCTGGGTGCCAATCATACCCCAATTTAAACAACCTCTTCTGTATAGCCTTGCTAACTTTTGGGTTATCGCCAATATTGAATTTCATTTCAGTCATTAGGTATCTCCTCTTTCTCTACGTTTTATGTTCATCATCTTCCAGCAATCCAAAGTCTATAAGTCCTTCTGGCCATCTTGAAGTCACAGCATTATGTGCCATATACATGTTACCTTTAGCTCCTTGATTAACCTTCTGGATCTTATCCGCAACTACAAGTCCATCTAGTACATCCCTGAGATCCATAAACTTAGTAAGATCCCTAGAGACATATTTCCAGATCTGCTTCATAGTCAGTGCTCCTATTCCAGGAGCATTCAAAGCAACTATGATGCTATTAGCTACCTCTGCATGTTTACCCTTGCCATACTCCCCAAGAGCAAATGGCATAGCTAATTCAGCTGCATACAATATAGTATTAGCCAGTATACAGTCCTCCTTAATAGCCACCAATGATCTTCTTGCTGTGGTCATTATTATAAGCAGCTTTAGCAAATGCGTAAATCTCCTCTGGCTGTAGTATTGAAATCTTGAATCTTCCATTCTAGGGCAGCATTTATATATAGTATCTAATATTTCTTTTACCTCAGAGGATAACACCAGTTCGCCTTGTAGATTTTGAGTTTCAGTTAGTTGTTCTATTAGTTCTAATTCTAGTTCTATATTTGGTGGATCAGGAAAGGTAACTTTTACATCTGTTTGTTCTGCATATATGAATAGTACCCTAGAAAAGAACCCTCCTCCTAGAGCTATAGCTTTAAATGTATTAGCTATTCCCTCAGGCGTTATACCTGATATAATATTTACGGTGGGTTTGTTTATTGTTATGCTCTTACCTCTTGTTTTAGGATTAGTAAAGGAAGGCAGGTTATCCCACAGATTAGCTAGGTTGGTTATAAACCCATCATCGCCTATACCTATGAAATCTAGAAACTCATCATGTGCTACATAGGCTTCGGTTATCTGATCATCTGTGTCAATATCCCAGTCTAGCATAGCATCCCCGTTGTCTGCATTATCTATCTCCTCTAAAGCAGATTTACTAGCCATCCATTTCCAGAAAGATTCCTTAACTGCCTTGTTAGGAGCTGTATGTTTATACCCTAACTCAGAGATAAGATTCTTTCCTACCTTGATAGCTGATCCCTTTCTAGCCCCAGGAGATCCTGTTAGTAGGACATACTGGTTAGGATAGATCTGTCCGTGCCCAAAAGGTATATACACTGATCTCCCTACAAGAGATCCTAGTAAGGAGATCAGTGTCCACCTATGGAAGGTATTAGGGGCTTCATTTGTACCTATATATCTAAAGTACAATGAAAATATATCTTCCTGCTGTGTACTCACTTAATTTCCTACCTCCAACATAAAGGTAAGCATAGTGTGGGTAGCGCAGTGAAACCCAGCAGCAGAGGGATGCCCTCCTCCACCATAGATCTCAGCTATCTTAGCAACATTAATACCTTTATCCTCTTTTCTGCTACGCAGAGAGACTTTCCATCTACCTTTCTGTTTTTCGTATATAGCAATATAGGCAGCATCAGGACATTCTTTTAGAGCTGTATTACCTATCTCACTGACTAAGAAACCTGGTGCGTTATAGGCAGGGATAAAAACATCATCCTCTAGTTCCCAGGTAGTTCCATTATTAGCCAGAATCTTAGCTACCTGCCTATCCTCCTGTCTAAGCAGTATTCTTCCCTGTGCCTCTAATGCTATAGTCCCCATAGGATCCTGTATACTAGTATTAAGCACCTCAACAGTTAGGAGATTAGAATACAATGCTGCGCATATAGCTTTTGTTTCAGGGAGCTTAAATTCCCATAGATCCCTATCCTGGATATGAAGCAAGATTGCAGGTGTGAGGCTAATAGTGTGCAGGTATTGCCAAGCTAATACCGCCCCTGATTTGGTAACATCAAGTACCATTGTTAGGTTATCAGGCAATGAGGGTTCTGAAGCCAAGGCCCTAACCATAGAATCATGATGATCTATGGCAGTTACACTTTTAGCAACATGACATAGATGTTCTAGCTGTTCCACCGGATAGCTAAAATCTACCAGGTATACCTTTTTGTCTTGTATACGCTCTGTTAGCGGTGCCTCATCTCCATAGGTAGCAGGTATTAGATCTACCTTGCCATCATAGTAATCCCAAAAACACCATGCCGCTCCTATGCCATCTAGGCAATCTGCATGATAGATAACTACTGGTGCATTGCTCATTGAGGTTCTCCTCTGTCAGGGCTTAAATATGGCACATTCTCTACAACATGAAACCCTATCTTATCAGGCTTTGTAGTTCTAACAAGATCCATCAACCGATCCATAGCTGCTATGGATTGCACAACTGCCCACTGTTCCTGTATCATCCCTAGGTACAGCCCCACTCCTATACATCCTTCTACATCTTGGCAGGTGTTAGCTCTGTGTACTTCTATGGCAAAACGGTTAGGAACATCTTGTAGTTCTAGGTTAGAATACTTTCCTCTGAAGTTACCTTTGGTGGCTTTGTACATTCCTAATGGAATACAAGATAGATTCTGTCGGTTCTGTAGCCAGGGTCTCTCTATGGTGCATAGAGCAAACTCTGGGTGCCCAGTAGCTGTAAGAGTGCCAAATACTCCGGCTTCTTTGGTATGTGCAAATCTGGTTAATACTAAGTGTAGATCTTTCATTCTTAGGTATCTCCTAGCAGCGAGGCTGCCACATGTTGGGTATCTAGCGGTGGACACAAGTTATATATAGATACTGATGATCTTCAGGCAAGGCTTCATATACCGCATAAGCCAAACTCCTAATCTCCCACATTGCAGCTGGTGCTGTTCTAAGAGTAAGAAAGTTTTGTAGACTCCTAGCATTTATAGTCCAGGTTAGCTCTGTTTTGTAGGCGTCTGGTAAGGCGAACTTAGCAATGCCATTTGGTACCCCTTGGCTTTTTAACTCCCTAACATTTTCAAGAGCCTTGGCTATATAGGTATCTGTCAGGTCATTACCTGTAAGGACACAAAACTTAGCTACCCGGCCCCAGTAATATGTCTCACCAGAAATCTCAAAGCTGTCTTCCTCCTCCAACTCTTTCAAGGTATATCTTGTACTCTTAGCACTTAGCGAAGCTATCCTATGTCTAGCAAGCTCCTGCAACAGCGCTCTACTAACTCCTTGGATATAAAAGGTATAGTTTAGATGCTCCAATGTGCTGGAATGTTTAAACTTATTCCCTACTTTGTCTATCAATTCTCTGTCTTTTGGCCCCCCATTATCTGATTTACCATGTGATTGCCAACAAGTGCGTACAGCATGGGAACATATTGGCAGTGGTGTGTTATGCATTAAGGTTACTTTCATTTAGGTTGTGTCTCCGGTTTCCAATAATAACTAATACTAGTCTCAAGTGGTATTCGCATCTCTCCAAACTTCGTGCTCTGTGCTATATCCATTACCTCTTCTTGCTTCCTAGCATACTCCTTTGCTTTACCCTCCACAGCCTGCGAAATAATAGAGTCATGTATCTGACCTTTAAGTCGGTAATCTCCTTTACTCCCAACCTGTACAAAGTAAAATAGTTTCCATAGAGCTTCGTTTATACCAACAACAGAAAAGTGTTGTGATTTATGGGCAACACAGGAACGCATAACAGTGTGAGAGGATATATCACCTAGAATTATTCTTGTCCAACCATCTGGTGTTAGTATCCTCCCAGTGGTTGCCACTTCTTTAACTGTAGCGTTCCATCCCTGTTTTACCTCTGGATATAGCTCATGGTATAGGCTTAAAAGATGGATAGCAAAGTCCTTTAAGGTCACACGTTCCATACCAACCAACCTTCTGTATTTCTGGAGGTTAGCTATACCAATGGAGTCTATGAAAGTTGCCCAGCCCATGATATAGTTAGTACCATGTATGATCTTTTTAACCGCTTGCCTCAGCTCATGTTCCTTTCCGAACTCTATACCAAAGAACCTATATCCAGTGTAGCAATAGAAATCCTTAACACCTGCTATCTCTGGTGGGTTCTCTAAGGCTTCCCTTAGACTCTCTGATCCTGCTAAATACGCAGTGCACCTTGCCTCACTTTGGGATTTATCAGTGTCTATAAGTAGATAGCCGTCATCGGCTAGCATAGCTGTTTTCAAGTAAGGAGGGATATTCTGTAGTTGGGTTCCCATGTTCTTAGCAGAGGATCTTGTCAGTGCTCTTCCTGTTGTAGATGGTGCATATAAAGAGGAAGCACTGCAAGCAAACCTGCTGGTTTCCGTTCCATCCAACCGCATAGAGTACAGCAGCCTGTTTCCTTCAGTCAGCCTGGCATCATAATAAGTACCAATGGCTTTCTTTAACTCTCTGTGTTTTATAATCCTAGAAGTAAAAAGCTCAAATAGTGGATGTTGTCTAGCTACTTTTGTTAGCTCTAGTTCCCCGGTAGCAGCTGCGGATTTAGCCCTAGCTGGAACCTTAGCTCTTAGGATTTTATATATCAGTGCTTGTACTTGTTGCCATGATCCAGGATTAAAATTATCAAATCCTGTCAGGGCTTCTAGCTCTTCTTTGATTCTGTCTAGCTCTTCTTGCGCTAGTTTCCTAGCCGCTGTCCTACGAACTGTGTCAGTTTTAAACCCCTCAAAACAAGTATACACCACTGGTGCTATATTAGGACAGGATTGTGAATAGTTTTTCCATACCCATCTAGGTGCTTTTTGTATTAACTTTATGAATATCCTAGCTGTGTTTATAGTATCCTTAGCGTTGTATTCTAGAGGATTTAGTTCTGATTCATACTTCCAGTAGTAGTAGTCAGGTAAAATATATGATGCTATCTTTGCTAGGGCTTTTGGCAGTTCTGCGTACCAGCAATGCCATATATACTCTGTATCAAAGAGATAGTTATTAACCACACAGTGGTAACGTAGAAGATGGAAAGTATCAAAGCAGCCATTGTGGAATACTTTAGGGATAGTAGTTGCACATAGTTTTCTAACTATCTCCCAAGCTAGATAACAATCTTCTATATCTCTCCAATGATCTGGCATTAGGGATATTGTATATGTGGCTCCTACTTCATAGCTATTGGTTATCTCTGTGAAAGCTATAGAGGAGATTTGATTTTGTAATGTAGTTTCTATATCAACTGTAAGGACAGCTGCATCCGATAGTACAGATAGCGCATTGGTTAGTTCTGTTTTTGTTTTAGCTATGGTATAGTTATACTTCCAAGCTCCTATCCCTGTTGCTGATAGCTTACGAAGATCAATTTGAAATAGCAGCTTACCCGTTGTTGTAGTTCTTATATGGGCTAGTGGTTGTCCTATAACTACTGGAGTTGACATAAAGATGGTTGAGCCTCTCCAGTCCCCAAGATTTATATCACCTCTAGATGGGGTTGGAACAAGATTAGCCACGGTTTTAGGATTAGTACAATAGATAGCATCCGCAGATATCGAAGAGGCTAGTTCCATTAGCTCTTCAATACTGTAGGTTTTGTATGTTACCTTTGATGCATGACCAAGATGTTTAAACTCTTCCTTGATAAACCCTTGGTAGTTTTTATCTTGTTGGGCTAGGTTAAGCAGGATTCGCACTAACCTATACTCCTACATACACGCTCTTGTTCTTCATAGGAAAACTCACCATAGAGGTCATTTATTTTGCAGCCATATATCCCCCTTAGCACTTCTTTTCTACGCTGTCTTTCTTGTGGATTCTGCGGAACATAGAGATAAGGCATAGAGTTTATACCTATCTTGGTGGCCATAGCTTTAGCTTCTCTTAGGGTGTGAGCGGATATTAGTATCATGTTAGTGCCACCTAGTAGAAAAGTTAGATCCTGCAAGCAGTGCCTCTTTTAGCGCAGCACTAGACATAGCATCTTTAAGAGGGATCTGCTTCTCTTCAAACCCTGCATCTTTAAATATTATCCCCCAAGCTACATCTAGTATCTTCTTAGGGAATACTATATTGGTGGTATCGGATATAGGGCAATAGATAAACTCTACAGGTATGCTAGAGCTTTTACAGGCCAGCATAAACTCATTAGAGATTAGACCATAGGCTTTATCTGCTTGCCCTATAAGTGCTATCGTAGCATCCCGCTGTAGCCAGACTAGCGGCCCCCATTCCTCGTTCATATCAACCCCTTTGACACAGCTATCCATTCTGGCACTGTTAGCTCTACGTCATCCTCAGCGACTATATCATCTAACTCATCCTGTTGGAGCTGTGATATAGGTAACCAAACAGTGGTATCATCTTCTCCATCACCGGACACCAGTATAGCTTTGTCGGATATGTGGTGTATGTGCAGTGCTAGCACTATTGTTTCTGCGGGCATTAGTGTTTCTCCTAATTGGTGGATGGTGGACATCCTTGTCCGGTGGGTCATTGGTTATATTAGGCTGCTTCAGCCGGCTCATACTCAAACTGCTCAAACCCGGCAGGCAACTCTACAGGTGTAACAGTGGTGCATGAATTGATACGCACGTTCTCATACACTCTGTCTCTCTTCTCTCCCTTGCCCTTTGAGAAACTGATCTTAGTGGTTAGCTGGAGATGAAAGTTACTCATCTTCTGTTCCTGCAAGCTCTCCACATAAGGGCGAAAGGGACCACCTTTGTAGCTCTCACCAAAGATCTGGGACAGGCGTAGCTTGAGCAGCTTTTTGCCCATCTCATTGCCGGTGAAGCTCTCAGTCATCAAAGAGCCATTAGGTGCATCCAGGTCACCTTCTTTGGATTTCTCCACAGTGGCTAGCTTCTGATACACCATCCTCACACCCATAGGAGCATTGTCTGCGTTCCATGCTTTGTCCATACCGCAGAACACCAATCCGTAGATATGTACTCCATCTGGTGGGTTTATGTAGGATACAAGATCGGATACTTCTGAGCTATCGAAGTCCATATCGAAGTCATCTACACCACTAGTATTTGTTTCATCTGTCATAGTATTTACTCTTTGTAGTTTAGTTTAAAGTTTGTGCTAGCTTGCTTACTTGCATATCTTAATTGTAAGCGGTGCTGGCTGTGTTGTCGCAGTGTTCCCCTTTTGCTGTGTATCTGCTTCCTCTTCACTGAGAAAGATTTTCTCCAAAGAAGGATCTAAATCCCCTTCAAAAGAAACTGGTCTACGGCTTGATACTAATACCTTGTTTATCTTTCCTGCTTTGCAGGTAGCTCTAAAAGAAGCTCCATCTACATAGGTATAGATTTTATATCCAAAATACTTAGCTACCTTATCTGAAAAGGGGCGAGACCCACACATAGGAACTGTACGAACTAGCATCTCCTTTTCATGCTTAGTTCCAGCATTGGTTGTCTTTGTTATATCCAGGGTGTGAGTACAAGCTATCACTGTAGCTTTAGTAGCTTGGATACCAGATAGGATAGCTCCTAGATCTGGATTAGCCTGCCCAAAGATCCGTCTAGCATCTCTCTTATCCAGATCTAGAAAGTTATCCGCAAGTGTGATAACAGAGTCTGCTAACTGGGATAAGGAGTCTATAACTATAGCATCGGAGTCGGTAAGGGCGAAGATGTTTAGAGCCAATGGCCCTGAATCTAGTACCTTACCTATAGCAGGATCTATCCTTACACCTTTGGTAGCTGTGAATACTTTAAGAGCTGTCTCAGCAAACCTTGGTATCTCTTTTGTGTCCTCTATTCGGATAGGAATGATCTTATCTAGTTCTTGCTTTGTGAGTAAGGGGTTCTTATTGCTATCCTTAGCATAGATAACTGTTTCAAGCCCGTTCTCTGCATCAAACCAAAATACTCTGGTGATGTGAGGAACCTTAGCTATAGTAGCAGCTATGTGTGTTTTAGCTGATCCTGGTGCCCCAAAGAGAATAATCTTTCTTGGCAGAGATTCCTCACAGGAATGGACAGCTTTGGATAAGGTGAGTAGGGTTGCTGGTTTATAGCAGCTATTCATGGCCTATACTCCTCTAGCCCTGCCTGTTTGCGTCTCCTTGCACATTCTTTAGCTCCTTGATGAGGCAGCTTACTTCTACTCCTGCTGGGAAGCGTAGTCATTAGGTGATCCTGAATAGCTAGTCCTGACAGCAAAGCCCTCATTCCTAGTCCTTGTTTTTGTCTGGTCATTGATCTTCTCCTTCGCATGCTTGTTCACCTAGTTTTGCATACCCGGCTATATCTACCCAGGAATCTTTATAGTTAGGATCACCATTAACAATCCTAGCCATCTTATGGGCTATCATCTCTAATGCCTCTTTATGTACAGGGGACATAGCAAGATATTTAGAATGAGCAGACATAGCTCTCTTTAGTCTTTGGGATAGAGCAGCATGGTGTGAAAAATGTCCATATCTGGTTCCCCTTTCTGCTAAGGTAACATCCAAATCAGTGCCCTTAGTGGATTTGAGGTTGGTTAGCTGCTCTATCTGTGTTTCCAGCCTATTATTTTTAGCTACCAGATTGCCTATTTCCTCTGATAGCATATTTACTGCCTCTTCTAGCTGTGCTTTTGTTCGTCTCATGATTCTCTCTCCTCAAGTATTTCCTCTAGGACTAGCTTTATCCTGCATAGAAACCTTAGCTCTCTCTCTGCTGCTGTTTTGGTTTCCTCCCCCTGCCTTCGTGCTTCCTGCCAGTCCGCAAAGGGAGTACCATTGCAGTTTTGTCTCCCTGTCACTTTGTAGATAACACAAGTAGTGCATACGGATGGCTGTACTGGCTCTTTTCTTGCTTCATATCTCCTATCTGCATCCATAACACAGAGCTGGCATCTTGGCAGAGAGGATATCACAACCTCTTTCTCCCACAGAGGAACCCATCTTGTATCTATGCACTCCTTTACAGCCCCTAGTTGTCTGCACATCTCCTCTTTTGGTTCCGCTTTAAGTGCTTTTCTTATCTGCGTCAGGGTTATCTTTTGTGTTTGTGTCTTACTCATAGTCTCTTTCCCTCAAGCGGAAGCTCTCTCTATCAGCTCCTCTAGTGTAAAAACAAAATCCCACTCTTCTTCTGGTTTCAACATAGCTTCTGGTGCTTCTAAGCTCACCAAATCACAAAGCCCATACAAAGAGCAGGCTCTGTTGTAGGCCATACAAGAGCTACCTCTCATAGGCCAATGATCTATATCTATCATTTGCAATATCCGTTCATGGTCTAATTTCATATCTAGCAACCATGATAACCTATTTCTTAGTGTTTTGTTAAAAGGGATAAGATGAATCTTTGGCATGATATTATTAGCTTTAAGCTGGTTAACTAGGTATATTACTTCCCATGCAGCTTGCTGGCTGCCTGCTATAGGATCTAATACTATGGAATATCCTGTTCCTTGCCCGGAGTTTTTGTACAGGGGACTTACATCTTCTATCCTCATACCTG